GCCATTTTTGTTGCCCCAAAGCTCGTGGACACAACACGGGATTTGCTGCCCCAGGCACTCAAATTTTGACAGTTCAGTGTTCCAGACACGCCGACACGCGAAGTGTTAAAATCTGCGTCGCTATCGTCGGAACGATTATATGTAATCTGCATGCCGACATAGGATGTTGGGTCAAGGCCATCAACCCAGCCATATTTTGCATATTTGCTACACGCGCCAATATAAGAACTGCCCGCCTCAGAGTACAGCACGCCGGTCAGGCCGATGCTGCCGGTGTTGATGGTGGCATACCATGCAATATGCCTGTTATCGACGAATACGCGCTCCCCGGATTCTGTGCCCATACGTATCCAAGCGTTGTCCAGGTCGTACACGGTGGTGTAGTTGAGGTTATGCAGCTGCCCGGTCGTGATGTTGCCGCCGTTGATGATTGTCTTGTCCTGGTTCCAGGTACTCAAATCCGAGAATGTCACCACGCCGGATAGGTTGATCTGTGCGCTGGTGATCTCTGTTCCGCCTGCCGTCAGCTTGATGGTGCTGCTGGTTCCGCTTGTGCTGGCCGTCAGCTTAATTTCGCTCACCGTCTGCTTGATCTCGGTTTTGGTTTCGTTGGCGGTCAGATAGTCGCCGGTGCTGGCCGTCCACGCGGTAGGCGCGTTGCCCATCTGTACCATGGGGTGCATGATGGTCAGATCGTTGGTAACGGTGGCGTTATCGTTCGCGGTACTCACAAACAGACCGTCTGCATAGCCGTCCGCGGTCGCCGTGAACGCCGCCCAGCGCAGCTTCCAGCCGTTGTCCAGCGCAATGTCCCGCTGGGCCTGCTTGAACGCGGAGCCGTAATAACTTTTTGCGCCGCTGCTGTTCTTGGTCTCGAACTGCAAAAACAGGCTGTCCGTGCCAGAGTTGAGCTTGTACAGTACGCTGGCGCAATAGGTCATGCCCTTGGCAATCACCAGCGTTTTGTCCGCCCCAAAGTGGAAGCGGGTGTTCCGGGCCTTGTTCGTCACATGGACGGATTCGCCGCTGATCGTGTATGTTCCTTTTTTGCTCAGGTTATTGCCGCCTGCATCCAGGGTCGCATTGTTCCAGTCGTCGGTGCCCACAATAATATTGTTGCCGCCGGTGATCCGCTGCGTTACCGTCTGGGTAATGCTGTCGGCTTTCTGGTCAATCGCGGATACTGATTCTTTAACGGTTTTGAATTCCCGCTTTGTGCTGTCCAGGTCGTTTGAAATGGTTGTGGTGGTTTCTTCCAGGCTGCTGACTTTGGTGCTGATGCTGTCGGCCTTTTGGCAGATGTTGGAGACATCCTCTTTCAGGCTGTTCACCGTTGCTGTGGTGGCGTAGTCCTTCAGCTTGCTGTCAACGGCATCATTGGCAGCGCTGGTAGCGGCGTCCTTCACGTTGGCCGTTACCGTTTCAGTCACTGACTTGGTGACTTCGGTTTTGATCTCGTCAGCGGTCTGCGAAAACAGGCTTTTGGCGCTTTCCTGCGTCAGGTAGTCGCCGCTGCTGGCGTTCCACGCGGTCGGCGCGTTGCCGTATTGCAGCATGGGGTGCAGCAGCGAAAACTTGTTGGTGCAGTTGCCATTGCTGTCGAACTCGACAGTTTTCAAAACGCCGTTTTCGCGGGGGGTCCATGTACCATACCGCAGCACCCAGCCGTTTGTCTGCTTAATTTCGAGCTGGTCAGCGGTTTTTATGAAGGCAATGTAACGTTGTCCGTCATCGTTCGTAAACACAATGCCAAGCCGCAGCGCATCGGTGCCGGAAATGAGTTTGTACATAACGGACAGACATAGGGTAACGCCTTTGGTGATATGAGCGCTAACTGCGTTGAACTCGAACCCGCGGCTTGTGTTCGCATTGGTAATTGTTGCGCTGCCATCATCGCCATACGCCACGCTACTGTCAATGCCGACATAGTTGGCGTTCTTGAAGCTCTCACTGCCCAGGATCAGGTTGCCGCCGCCGGTGATTTTGGTGTCTTTTTTCACCTCAGAGGAAAGCCCGTCCACCGTTGCTTTCAGGTCAGTGTACTTGCCGGTCAGGTCGCTGGCCTTTACTTCCAGGCCGTCCACGCTGGTCTTGATCTCCAGCATCTTGCCGGTCAGGTTCTTGTAGCTCTGGCTGTTCACGGCGCTGGAACTTTCCCGGCTGGCGCTGCCCACGCTCTCAAAGCTGGCTTTGCCGGAGGAGATTGTGGCGCTCATCAGGTAGGTGTCGAACTCCCGCCCGCGTGCGTCCTTAACGTGCACGATCTGCCCGCAGGCAAGGCCGGAGCTGCTGGGCACCGATACTTTGCAGGGGGTGTAGGTCACGTTTTTCAGCACGTTGTACAGGTTTTGGACAACGCTTTTCAGGTTGGCTTCGGTGCCGGTTGTCAGCAGCAGGTTGCCCTGCACTGCATAGGTGTTGGTGGCAGTGGTGCTGTCGGGGTAGATGACCCCCACGTCACTGTCCGACTGCCGGATCTGGACTTTCTCAATGGCCTTGACGGTGTAGTCCTCATAGCTCAAACTGTCGGCATAATAGGCGGTGCTGTTGCTGGCACCGTCCGGGGTGATTTTGGCAGTGCTGCGCTTATCGGCGTAGGTCAAGAATTGCAGCTTGCCGTCTGCATTCATGTGGGCGTAGCAGCCTGCCGCTTCCGCCGCCCAGGAGATGATCTGGCGGCAGGTTAAATCATCCGCATAGAACGCCTGCACGCTGTAGCTGCCATTGATGGGCAGGCTGCTGCTGGCCAGCGTAACCCCCGCCCGCTGGCAGGCCAGCTGAACCAGCTGCCAGATGGTCTTGGGGAACTGTGCCTGATTGGCCCGCAGCCAGCTGGAGAAGTCCGCATCCAGCTTGGACATGGTGTCGTAGGCCGTGACCTTGTAGCTGTTGCGCTTGGTGCGGGTGGGCTTTTCAGCATAGAAAACGCCCACCTTGGTGCGGTTCCCGGCATCGTCCTGCCGGTAGTAGGTCAGGGCGTCCCCGGCAGTGATCTGTAAACTGCCGCCCGGGTCCGCCCAGATTTCGGCTTCGATGTAGTCCGAGAACGCAGAGCCGATGGCGAATTCCTGCCCGGCGTTTACCGCAGTGTGCAGGGTAAGAGCTTTAAGGGTGCTGCCAGCCTCTCCGCCTTTCAGCTCAGTGCCGTTTGGCAGCCGCAAAACGGAATAGTACATACTTCACCTCCGGTCAGCATTCGATAATGTTAAACTTCAAATTCTTCCACTGTTTCGTCTTGGCATTGTGCCAGGCGATGCCATATTTGCTGCAGTAGCAGGTGGTGGTTTCGGTCTCGGTGGAAGAGCCGGCTTTGGGATGGGTGAACTGAAACGTTGCCTTGCCTGCAAACAGCCCGATGGTGTACTTGTATTCGTCATCCGTCAGGCAGCTGTAGGCGATGGGCCAGGTGGCAACCTTTTCCCGCACCACTTCGCGGTGCATGTACCCGGCTTCGTCGCGCCCGGAATCGCTGGAATCCAGGTCGGAATAGCTCGGTTCAATGTCGCAGTCCGGTGCGTACAGGGATTTGCCATCGATCTGGAACAGATTGGTCAGGGTCACGTCACACACCTCCTGTGGCAATGGCCTGTTTGCGCTGCCAGCGCTGTACGGCGCGGCCTACGTCCTCGTCGGTCAGCTCGATGCCGTACACGGCGGAGAGGATCTCCCGCAGCACGGCAACCACGGCTTCAAAGCCCGCCATCTGGCCTGCCTGCAAATCTTCCATGACTTCGGCCACAGCCTGCTTGATGGTGTCCAGCGGAGCTTCTACGTTGGTGCCGTGTCTCTGGTCACCCAGCACGGCGAGGAACTCCCGGTTCGCCGGGATGACCGCGCCCTGCGCCAGGTAGGGAATTTGCGGGGCGGTCAGGGTGCTGATATTAAACCCGACATGCCCGCCGCCGAATATGTCCGGCAGGTCGAACGACAACCCGTTCAGCGCGTTGATGACCGCATTGATGCCGGTGACAACGGCGGAGATCATCCGGTTGATGAAGCCGATGATGCCATTGACGGCGGTCTTGATGGTACTGGTGATGCCGTTCCAGATGTCAGAAATCGTCTGCCCAAGGGAATTGAATGTCTCAGTAGTTTTAGCGCGGATGTTATCCCATGCGTCTACAAAATTCTGCTTGAGGTCACGCAGCCAGCCGGTGATGTTCTCCCACTTGCTGGCCAGACCGTCCAGAAGTCCCTGCGAGATGTAGGAACCCCAGGATTTGGCTTCGGTGCTGGGGGAGTGGATGCCGAATGCTTCGCAAATACCGTTTTTGAACGGCGTGAAAATGTGATCATAGATCCACTGCCCGATGCCGTTCCAGAGTGCTTCCAGGCCGTCGATAAAACCATCGAACAGGTACTGAGCAACGTCGTCACCGTATCCGGCAACCGCTGCCTGGGTCTGGACGTCATAAAACCACTGCTTTA